TTTCAGGAGCAGGTATTGTAGGCACATACATGGGTACATCAGCTTACATGCAGAAAAATGGTAAGTAAATGAAAAAAAAAGACCCTAAATTAGGCACTGGTAAAAAACCAAAAGGCACTGGTAGGCGTTTATATACAGACGAAAATCCTAAAGATACTGTTAGTATTAAATTTGCTACTCCTGCTGACGCTAGAGCAACAGTACGAAAAGTTAAAAAAATTAATAAACCTTATGCTAGAAAAATACAAATATTGACTGTTATGGAACAGAGAGCCAAGGTAATGAAGAAAACAGAAGTTGTTAGAATTGCAAAATCAGCTAAAGAAGCGTTAAAACGTGCAAAGAAAAAATGACTGTATTTATGTTGATGTGCTATCTAAATGATGTATTTAATGGTGGAATTTATTTTAAAAATATAAATGATTGCATATACTATGCGGAAAAACTAACTAACCAAAAAATCAATGTACCAATAAAAGTTGAAAATTATAAATGTATGTGTAAACTCATCCCATCATTGAATGATAAAAAGGTAAAAGTGTATTAGGAGGTAGCTATGTTAACTGCACTTATAGGTCCTATTACAGGACTTTTAGATAAATTTATTCCAGATGCTGATGAAAAGGCTAAAATCGCCCATGAGTTGGCAACGATGTCTGAGAAACATGCCCAGGAATTAGCACTTGCTCAAATAGAAGTTAACAAAGCAGAAGCCGCAAGTGGTTCGATATTTAAGGGCGGCTGGCGACCAGCAGTTGGGTGGGTTTGTGCGATTGCTTTCGCATATCATTTTATCGTAAAAGATTTAATTATATTCGGTGCAAGTTTTGCTGGTGCAGAACTGCCAGAGCTTCCTGAATTTGATATGGGCACACTTCTTACTGTTCTTGGCGGAATGCTCGGAATTGGCGGCTTGAGGACATATGAAAAGCAAAAAGGTTTGACAAAATAACACAAGATTTATTTCGACATCTAAGAATACATTGTAGAAAAAAAATGCCAAAAGAAAAAAAGACCACAATAATTTGCTATATACATAAAATTGCTATGCAAGAAATTAAATGCGAAGAGCCAATTCCAGAGTATGGTATATATACTTACAAAGAATATAAATGCCCTATGTGCATGACAACTTTTAGTGAGCAAAAATAATGGATGGTGTTAGATTAGCAGAACATTTGTACAAGAACATACGTCAAAGAAAAGAAGAACTTACACAATCTTTGGCTGATGGCTCGATAGATTCAATGGAGAACTATCGGTTTCTCACAGGTCAAATACGAGGACTGACTTGGATAGAAGAGGAATTAAGAACCTCGATGAAAGGTATAGACGATGAATAAAAAACTATATGTGCCAAATCGGTTTGCTGCACAGAAAAAAGTAAACCCAACTTCAAAAGCTATTTCAAACGCTTTTAAACAAGATGAAGAGGCAGTTGAAAATTCTAAAGATCCGTCTAAGTTAGATGCGTCTGTTATAGATAGATTGCCACAACCAACAGGATACAGAGTTTTAGTTATCCCATATTACATATCCGAAAAAACAAAGGGCGGTATAATCATACCAGATGCAACTCGTGAAAGAGAAAGTGCTGCTACAGTTGTTGCGTATGTTGTAAAACTTGGTCCAGATGCTTATCAAGATTCTGAAAAATTCCCAAATGGACAATATTGTTATGAGAAAAATTGGGTATTAATGGGTAGATATGCTGGAAATAGGTTTAAAGTGGACGGTTTAGAGCTAAGAATCATAAATGATGATAATATTATAGCTACTATACTTGACCCAGCAGATATTTCATATGTATAATGGAGGCAATGATGAATGAAGTACAAGAAAACATAAAAGAGCAAGACTCTAATGAAGAAGGTTTTGTTGTTGAATTAGACGACAAGCAATCTTCTGACCCCGTTGAGCCCGTAAAAGTTCAAAATGAAAACGAAGAGCAAACAATTGTTCGTACTCAAGATGATGATGAGCACGAAGAATACGGTGCAAAAGTTAGAAAAAGAATTGATAAAGAAGTAGCGAAACGTAAAGCTGCTGAAGAAGATTCTAACAATGCAATACAATATGCAAAGCAAATTGAAGAAGAAAACAAAAGGATCAAACAACAACTTGATACATATACTAAAGGTTATGAAACAGAGTTCGATACCAGAGTTACTTCTCAAGAAGCTCAAGTTAAACAAATTTTAAAGGATGCAATAGATGCCAACGATCCTGAAAAAATTGCTGAAGCGACTGCAGCTCTTACTCAAGTCAATATTCAAAAAGAAAGAGTTAAAGTCCTCAAGCAAAACAGAGAGCAAGAACAAGCAACTCAAAAAAATGAGAGACAAAGCAGTCAAACCACGCAAGAAGTAAAACAATCTAGCATTGAAAATAATCCAAAAATTAAAGCATGGATTTCAAGAAATCCTTGGTATGGAAAAGATGACGAGGTTGAAAAAAATTATGCGTTAATGTTGGTTGATAGAAAAGTCACTAACATGGGCTATGAAGCTACAGAAGATAGATACTATGAGGAAATTGACAAACAATTAGCACAAATGTTTCCTCAAGAGTTTCAGGGTAATAGTAATAACGTCCAAACTGTTGCACCTGTAAATGGTAGACCTACTGCCAAAACTGGACGGAAAACAAGAGTTGTGCTGTCAGAAAGCGAAAAGCGAACTGCTGATAGACTGGGTGTGCCTTATGAAAAGTATGCTCAACAAAAACTAAAACTGCAAAAAGGAGCGTAGAATGGCTGATAGATCAAACCGAGAATCTGCTACTCGTGAAAAACAAGCAAGGAAGACCGATTGGAAGCCACCTTCAACCCTTGATGCACCCGAAGCACCTATAGGGTATAAACATAGGTGGATAAGAGAACGTGTTATGGACTTTGACGATAAAGCAAATGTCTATAAACGAAGACGAGAGGGATATGAGTTAGTCCGTGCAGACGAGCATCCTGATTTTGACACACCTGTAGTAGATGAAGGCAAAAATGCTGGAGTTATTGGGCAGGGTGGACTTTTATTAGCACGAATACCAGAAGAAGTAGCTGACAGCAGAAATGACTATTTCCGTAAAAAAACTTCAAATCAAATGTCTGTCTATGATCAAGAGTTGGCAAGTCAACCAGAATCATCGGCTGGAAGAATCTTAAAACCAGAGAGAAAGTCACAGGTTCAATTTGGTGGAAAGAAAATTTCAAATGAATAATTTTTATTTTTAGGAGAATAAGATGGCAAATCAAGATGCTGCTTTCGGATTACGTCCTGTCAAAAGAATAGGTGGTACACCTTATACTGGAGGACAAAGCCGATATAGAATCGCTGCCAATTATGGAACTGCTATTTTTCAAGGTGATTTGGTTATGCAAGTTACTGGTGGAGGTGTTGAAATACACGCTGACGGTGGTACTGTTCCAATAGTGGGAGTATTCAATGGTTGTAGATTTACAGATCCTACAACTGGAAAAGAGACTTTTTCCAACTTTTACCCTGCAAGTACAAATGCTTCCGACATTGAAGCTTTTATCATTGACGACCCAATGGTTGTTTTTGAGATTCAATGTAATGCTGCATTTCCAATTGCAGATTTACTTGGTAACTTTGATGTTGTGTATACAACAGCAGGGTCTACTGTAACGGGAATTTCTGGTGCAGAATTAAATGTATCTGATGGAGCAACCACTGCTGGTTTACCTCTTAAGGTTATAGATATTTCTCAAGATCCAGAAAATTCAGATGTTTCATCAGATGCAACCAATGTCTATGCTGTGATTCAAAATCACATCTTTGGACAAAAGGGTGCAGGATTAGCGTAAGGGAGATTAGATTATGGCTATATCAAGAGCACAACTAGTTAAAGAACTAGAACCTGGTCTTAACGCTTTATTCGGTATGGAATATGATCGTTACGACCAAGAGCACACTGAAATTTATGAGACAGAATCTTCTGACAGAGCGTTTGAAGAAGAGGTTATGTTAAGTGGTTTCGGTAATGCTGCAACAAAATCAGAAGGTGTCC